TTATGGAGCACTTGGCCAACAAATATTTGGTGCAGTTAACACATCAACCCTACTTAATGTGATGCGATACCTTTTCCATTCTATAATTGCTTCTTTTTCCTCGTGCGTCGCTTCGCCAAAATCAACTGCATCCTGTAGTGTCTGTATTCTAGCGGTTGCCTCTGCCATCTTTGAGGAAAGAATCGCTCTCGCTGCCTCTTGTGTTAGTGGCACTAAGCGTGGAGGTCCCTGAACAACTTTAGAGTCAATATACTGTGAATCTTGAGCTATGGACTCAAAAACCTCCTGTGGTAGTTCAACCAATGCCCGTTCGACACATTTATCCGCATCGTCTTGAGTGAAAGCAACAATCATTGCGATCACATAGTTACTTTCATCGGTGATTATAAAATAGCGGAGCTCATACGCCTCTTGCCCAATGTCTAATCCCAACTCATGAGAGATTACTTCTTCTTTTTTCATATCATCACCAGATAGCAAAAACGTTAACATTTAATGCCGGGCCGTTATTATAAATTCCGCAATCATTTGGCCCTGCTCCATTCAACCAACACTGGAATGCCCCATTGAAGGTTGTAATGTAAATGCCTGGGGTACCTGGAAACGATGCGGGAAATGTCCACGTGGTATTGGCATTGGCACTCAAGTTGATGTTCTGTCTGCACCACTGTCCCCCACCCGGAAGCTTCGTCCATGCCCCGTTTCCATTGTTACCTGACTGGAACTGGTTATAGGCAACTGCGCTGTTTGATGAGGTGCCACCGGCCACAGCAAAACCTTGGGATGCATTCCCACCCCGGAAGGCATATCCCTGCAGCATAAAGTTAAGGCGAGCGTTGTTTACAGCAGCGGTGGTATTCCCATTATCACGAACGTAAAAATCAACATTTGAGTCGCCATTTAAATTTGCGGCCCCTATCTCTAATGGTGTCGGTTTATGTGCTTCGGAATAGAACTCCTGCCAACCGCTCCAAACACTTCCCGTCTAAGTACGTCGCCAAACCCTATTGCCTGTGCTACCAGACTGCCCGTAGCCAATTACCTCTTGAATAACGCGATAGCCCGCCGTTCCGGTACCTGACTGCCACGTCACAACATTTAAGAATAAGGTTCCCCCACCGCCTCCAGCTGGCCCATTTACCGGATTTTGGATAACATAAAACCCGAACGTCTGAACGGTGTTTAGGTCAACACCAGTGAGCGCTTTAAGCGTATTAGATAATCCATAATTACCCACGGTCAGCACTTGCCCAGGTGAATCAGTGCCTAAGTCGGCATCAGCAGCAGTACCCAACTTTACGTTTCCGGCTACATCTGGAGCATGTGAATTAACAGTCATGACTGCCCCATATTGGTTGTTGGGTTCAGTACAATGAATCGCCCCTGGTCAGCATTAAATACTACCAGGAAAGGGTTTTTGGCAACGATATCCCCCGTACGTAATGCCGTATTACTACCCTTCACAAGCGGGTAAGCTCCCATCACACGGCCACCCATCGTCAACTGCAGCGTGCTAGCACCTGTATTATTCAGTGTGGGGTAAATGAGGATAGGCGTTTTTAATACCCAGTCCGTCGAACCATTCAGGAAATATGTCGCCGGCAGCGCCAGCGTTAACCCATTCGCTGTACCGCCGGCCACTGCCGACGTGTAATGGTCGCTTTGGAGCTGCTCGATCTGCACGAACTGATTTTCCGAACCGCGCGTCGCAAAGTTGGCGATCACATCGTTCAGGGACCAGCCTTTGGCTGCAGTACCCTCCTGGCCACGTACAACCGTCAGCATGTCGTTGCTGACAGAGGTCAGGTGGCAAACTTCGAACACGGTTTCTTTAGCATCCGTCAGCGTAATTTTCGCGTAGGCCTTAAGGGGGTTTGAGTCGTTGGCGTAGTCGTAAGTGAGCAGACCTGCGAAGAGTGCGCCAGCGCCCGGCATCACCTGTATCGTGCTCTGGTTCGCCGTAATGTCAGCTGCCAGAGACGACACGACGTTGTTTCCAAATCCAATAATCATTGTGCAACCACCGTTACAGAATAGGTGTAAATAAAGGGAAGTTTGACCATTGACTGGTTAATAGCTTCTTTTAAAAAATAACCTACGCCATTGCCATAATCTGGAATAGTAAGTGTGAATACTCCGTTATCGACCGTCACGCTGATATCAAAGGTACTTTGCAACGGCGGATCAATTCCATCGGCACCATGGATAAACCTCGCAAGACGTCGCTTGAGCCAGTCAATACAAAAATGCGAGCCGTCATCCTTGTAAAAATTCCAGGTCAGGATCCGTTTGAAATAATCATCGGGAACGTATGACGCCGAACCAGGAGCATAATTTTTCAAGCCAGCATAAGGGATTGCGTTGTACTCGATGGTGTTATAAGCACCACGCGCAATAGCATCCTCAGATATTTGCAGTAATGGCCGCCCTTCCCCGTAAATGCCGAGCGCTATCCAATCCAGCAGATCCCCCGTGATGGAGGGAGAAGTCTAGCACGGCAAATTAAGCGCATTGAGATAGTCAAGATATCCCTGCGCCAACGCGTTATAGGCGGTGAAGAACGCGACAATGTTGGGGTCGGCGTTATATTGCGTATACGGATAAGCAGGAATGATTTTCTCAATTAGAGCTAGCATATTGCTTCACCTGTATTTGTGCCGCCGAGGTGGAGAAATAGGCGTAGGTATCGCCATAAACCAGGCTTGACTCCGGTACCGGTGGTTTAATTGCGCCGTTGATCCCGATTTGCACCTGGATCATGGACAGCAGCGACGCGGCAACGAGTCCCTCAACCAATTTCAGAAAAATGTCCTGTATCTGGAAAATGTTTATCGGCTGGCCAACGGCGATAGCGTTAACGTAATCGGCGATATTCTGCTGCACCGCTTTTGCAACACCGGCCGGATCGATGTAGGTCGTCGACGCTGAGTTCCAGGTGATCAGCACCACCACATTTTGCGACGATGGCACCACGAAAGGCAGTTGGTAGACGTCGGGGTAGACCGTTACCGGTATGGTTTTCTTTTCCACTTCTGCACCCGATGGATTCGATACATCATTGGTTAAAATGGAAATATCCGGTACAGCTTTATAAATCGAATAGGCAACTTCGTAAGGATCCCCGCCACCGACGACGGCAACCCATTTTCCGAGCGTCGCCTGGCGGAACGAAATCAGGTTTTCCTGTACGCCAGCTACTTTTTGCAGGGATGATCGGTAGCAATCCGGCGTGCCTTGCACCCCAAACATACCGGAACGCATCACCTGCCCGCGATACGATACGATGCAAGGCTTTGCTCGTCTGTTCCCGGTAAGCCGGCGGTCAGGTTGGTACATGTCACCTGGTAAGGTTCCGGCGCGGAGGTTTTCACCTGGTTAACCGTCCCTGCCGGCACCGCCCATATCCCTCCAGTCGTAGCCAGACAGTATACAGGCTCGGTCTGACCGCTGGCGGGGTTCACCGTGTCCCGTCTGACGGTGTACAAATAGGTACCATCCCCTACGGTAAACCCCTTCGGTATGCCAAAACCGGGCGGCCCTGAAAATACGACATACACCGACGTGTTCGTGCCTTCACCTTGCGGCACGCCGTAGATGGCCCCCTGTTGCTTCAGCAGGTGAACGTTCGCACCGTAAGGACTGCATGAGTTAATCAAATCAACCCGCGCCTGGTCGCAAACCAGCAGCGCACCAACGCTGGTGCTGACCATGTCTTCAATCAATGATCCCGGTAAATCGGTCGTGATCCCTGGTGAAAGCCGCGTCGCCGTTTCTATAACCTGCTGCCGCAGCTCTTCCGCCGTTTTTGCGACGGGGCCGGTAATATCATAAATAACGGGTAAATCACTCATACATACACCTTCGCCACTATTTTCGAACCCGAGTTGGTGATAACCGAAATGTCGTAAACCGGAGGATCAACCTCGGTAAGTGCAATCTGGAGAGAGGGAAAATAGCCACTGAACTGCTGCTGTAGCCTGTTCACGTAAAATGTGGGGATAATTTGCTGGATCACCGAGCCGTTAGCCGGAATGCCATGGCTCGCAAAGAACGGCGATTCTTGCGGTGCAAGCTTGAGATTTTGCACCAGCGTAGTGAGATAAATCGCGTCGTTGAAACCATTTGCGTCGGTCGTGATCGTGACCCATTTGCCGGATTCATCCTGCCCGTAAGATCTCATTCGGTGATACTCCCATCGAAACTTGTTGTCGGACCTCCGGTGTCTTGCCCATCATTGCCGTTACTGTGCTGATGGGAATTCACCCAGGTAAGCAGCTGCAGCCAACCTTCATGCATAATGGCCGGGCTGGTACTGGCCTGCCCATCCGCCAGGGTTCCGCTCTGCCCGGTCAGCGACCATGAGCCATTTGTCAGCGTCAGCACGGTACTACCCACCGTGACCTTGAACTGATCAGGTGTGGCAATCGTGATGCTCTCCGGCGTTAGCAGGAATGCCGTCTTGCTGCCGGCGTCGCGTATCGTGACGCCTTCCGGGCCATACAACGTGAGCACTTGCCCGTCGACGTTCTCCCATTCCGTGTAACTGATCGGCAAAAACACCAGCGCGCTGAGATTGGCCGGCGGCGTGAGGTCGGCGGTGCCGCCACCCTGTCCGCTGGCACCGCCCAGATAGGTATCTGCCGGGATGACGATCCCCCGGTCCCCAGGCTGCATGGGATATCTTTGCTGCGCGCGGCAGGCTGATGTTCTTGTGCTAAACCGTGCACAGATTTTAGAGCCGGGGATCTTTATCCGTCAGGGGAAGACTGGCGCCAAGCAAATCAAAGCCTGGTCAGACCGACTTCGTGCGGCCGTGGCATTAGCCGACACGTTGCCAATCAAAGACGGCATTTCCAGCGTATACGTGATCCACCAGCGCAACGGCAACAGATATACCCGCGATGGATTCAACACCCAGTGGCGCAATGCAAAGCTGGCGGCTATCGCTGCAAATCCCGATCTTGATTTCGACTTCACCTATCACGACCTGAAAGCGAAAGGCATTTCCGATCTGGACGGTTCACTGACAGATAAGCAGGCGATATCTGGCCACAAAAATGCAAGCCAAACGGCAATTTACGATCGCAAAGTGAAAATAGTGCCGGTGGTGGGTAATCAGAAAGGATGA